ACCTTTAGGGGTCTTGAGTTTAAAAGAGTTCAATTTAATTTGGTGGATAGAAGTAAAAGTACATATCCAATTCTTTTAGGTGAAAGATTTTTAAAAAGAGCTAGAGTTTCGGTAAATCCAAATAAAACATTTGTATTGCCCAATTAATTGATTAAGATAGGGGTTAAAAAAGTATCTTAATCGAATTTATTTTTATATATATAAATATATACAATGGTTATGGCAAAGGAATTTAAAAAGAACCTAATGCATAAAACCCGCCGAGAATTGGTGGATTATGTATTCAGAGGGGAAGACCCAAATAAGAAGTTCGGATACGAAAAAACTGAATCTAAGGTAAAGAGAGAAATTGGTGAAAAGTGGGAAGATGAATTTTATCAATATGAACAAAAAGAAGGATTTGTTTTAAAAACCGGAAAGAATCACGAGGCATTTCAATCAGCAAGAGAATTTTTAAGAGAAAAAGAAAATTGTTTGAATCATAGTTGTAAAAAAGAACAATATGGTTCAACTGATAAGATATTAATATCTCAATCCGGATTTTGTGTAGATTGTAATGTTGAAATGGATTCAGAGGCTCAAAAGTTGGGAGTATTTGAAGAATATAAAAATTTTAGGTTATTTAGAAGAGCTATTGCAAGTGCTAAGGAAGCTAGAGCTATGATAGAAGATGGCATCAGGGAATTGAAGCCACACTATGAGCAAGTATTGGAAGATGGTAGAATTGAAATTTGGCATTTACCGAAACCAATGGATGAGATGAAGGCGGATATGGAATTGGAAATAGCAAATATAGATAAAGGATTGGTAGAATTAGAAGAGGATATAGTTATTTATGAAAATAAATTAAAAGAAATCGACAATCCAATACTAAATAAAATTTTTGATGCAAGATAAAGGATTATCATTAAAGGATGTAATCAAAGAAGAATATAAGAAATGTGCGGCTGACCCCGTTTATTTCATGCGAAAGTATTGTAAAATTCAACATCCTACTAAAGGTAAGTTGAGGTTTGAATTGTTTCCTTATCAGGAAAAAACACTTCGCGAATTTAAAGAACATAGATACAATATAGTTCTAAAATCCCGTCAAACGGGTATCTCCACATTAACGGCTGGTTACTCTTTGTGGAAGATGATATTCAATCAAGATTATAACGTACTTGTTATTGCGATTAAACAAGAGGTTGCTAAGAACTTAGTAACTAAGGTGAGGGTTATGTATGATAACTTACCTAGTTGGTTAAAGGTAGCAACACAGGAAGATAACAAACTGTCATTAAGATTAGTAAATGGTTCACAAGTAAAAGCAATTCCATCTTCTCCAGATGCAGGTCGTTCTGAAGCCCTATCCCTATTAGTAGTGGATGAGGCGGCTTTCGTACCGGATATCAATGAGATTTGGGCATCAGCAACTCCTGCTCTATCAACGGGTGGTAGTTGTATAGCACTTTCTACTCCTAATGGTGTGGGTAACTGGTTTCACCAACAATGGGTTGGAGCCGAAGAACAAACAAATGAATTTAACCCAATCTATTTACATTGGACAGTTCATCCAGAAAGAGACCAGAGATGGAGAGATGAGCAAACAAAAGTATTGGGAGATAAATTGGCGGCACAAGAGTGTGATTGCGACTTTATATCTTCCGGTGATACGGTAATTGCTCCTGAACTTTTAATGTGGTATAAGGAAACTTTTGTTAAAGACCCAATTGAAAAGAGTGGGTTTGATGGAAACTATTGGAAATGGGAATATCCAGATTATAATAAATCTTATATGATAGCGGCCGACGTGGCGAGAGGTGATGGTTCAGACTATTCCGCTTTTCATGTATTTGATATAGAGAATAATGTGCAGGTTGCAGAATATAGAGGTAAAATGGAAACTAAGGATTATGGTAATTTCTTAGTTGCAGTTGGAACTGAATGGAACAACGCACTTTTAGTAGTGGAAAATGCAAATATTGGTTGGGCGGTTATTCAACAAATCATAGATAGAAATTATCAAAACCTTTATTACCAAACTCAAGATTACAAATACATTGATATTGAAAAACAATATACAAATAAATTTAATGCAGAAGAAAGAAGACAGGTTGCTGGATTCACTACATCTGCTAAAACCAGACCATTGATTATATCCAAATTAGATGAGTATTTCAGAAATAAAGAGGTAGTGGTTCAGTCCTTAAGATTAATTGATGAGTTGTTTACCTTTATATGGCTAACAAATAGAGCTGAAGCTATGAGAGGTTATAACGATGACTTGGTAATGTCGTTTTCAATTGGATTGTGGGTGAGAGATACTGCACTTCGTTTAAGGCAAGAAAGAATGGATTTAGCGAAAGTTGCAATCAATTCTATTTCTACAACTGGTTTTTCTATGGGTTCTGCTAATGAAAGAATGAGGGGAAATCCGTATGAAATGAATATTGGTGATGGAAATGAAGATATAAGATGGCTCTTCTAATATTTATATGTATGAAAATCTTAGTAGAAAATATTGAAACAATAAATGAAGGGTTAAGATACCACTTAAATACTGGTACACCTATTCATGAATCAATTTATAGATATGGTTCATCTAAGTACTTTGAAATGTTTAAAAGTGCGAGAGAACTTTATAAAGAGAATAAATTGGTTTTAGAAAATGCTCAAGATAAGTGGTTTATCAAAGAAACTGATTTAGGCGAAAAAGCAATTTTTGAAGGTAAAGAAGTTTGGTTAGATTTTCCTATTTTAGAAGCTGAACATCAGGGAGAAGATGTGGAATTGAACAAACCTAAAAAAGGTGGGCCTAAAAAATTCTATGTTTATGTGAAGGATGGAGATAGTGTAAAAAAAGTGACTTGGGGTGATACAACTGGATTAAAGGTTAAAATAAACGATTTGGAAGCAAGTAAAGCATTTGCAGCTAGACACAATTGTGATACCGAAAAGGATAAAACATCTGCGAGATGGTGGGCGTGTAACCTACCGAAATACGCTAAACAATTAGGGTTATCAGAACCGGCTTACAGATATTGGTAAATTAAATAATTATTCGTATATTCGTATGATAAATGAGAAGTATTATGATATTTTTTTGAATAATACGAAAAGATATAGGGTTTTTAAGGAAGAGGTTGATGAAAGGGAACTGATGTGGCATCAGGATGAGTGGGATAGGAAAATTTTGGTTTTGGGAGGAAAGGATTGGAAAATTCAATTTGATGATGAATTACCTTTGGAGTTAAAAGAAGGAAGTGAAATTCAAATAGAAAACCATAAATTTCATAGAGTTATTAAAGGAAACGGTAATTTGATTATTAGAATTATTGAGATAAATAAAAATTAAAATGGCAGAAAACACAAATAATTCGTTTTTCGAAAGAATGAGAAAATTATTCTCTACTAATGTTATCATTAAGAGAGAAGATGGAAAAACGAAAGTTGTAGATACCGAACAAAGTCAATCTCAATCTAACCTTAAATCAATAAAGGATAGATTTTATAAATTACAAACGGGGTATCAATACAACGCATTACAAACACAACTTTCTTATCAGACAATTAGAAGAGAGTTATTTTTAGATTACGATGCAATGGATCAAGACCCAATCATCGCATCTGCACTAGACATTTACGCAGATGAATCTACTACAAAAAATGAATTTGGTGATGTATTAACAATTAAAACATCTAACCAAAATGTTAAAGAAGTACTCCATAATTTATTCTATGATATTATGAACATAGAATTTAATTTGTGGCCGTGGGTTAGAAACCTTTGTAAATATGGAGACCAATTTTTAGTATTAGAAATAGTAGAGGGTGAGGGTGTGGTAAACGTATTCCCTCAATCGGTATATCATACCATAAGAACTGAAAATCCACATGACCCATCTAGAATCAATAGACATGAAACTGGAATAAAATTCACAGTTGATCCTGATTATTTAGGTAAGAAGGAGTATGATAATTATGAGATGGCTCACTTCCGTTTGTATTCTGATACTAACTATCTACCTTATGGTAAATCTATGGTTGAAAATGGTAGAAGATTATGGAAGCAAATCACATTGATGGAAGATGCGATGATGATACATCGTATTATGAGAGCACCTGAAAAAAGAATATTCAAAATTGATATAGGTAATATTCCTCCTCAAGAGGTTGATAACTATATGCAGAAGATTATAAATAAGATTAAGAAAACTCCATTCCAAGATCAAAAGACTGGAGATTATAACTTAAAATATAATATGATGAATATCACCGAAGACTTCTTTATGCCAGTTAGAGGTGGGGATAGTGGAACTCAAATAGATACTTTAAGTGGATTAAATTATGCGGCAATTGAGGATATTGATTACTTAAAAGCAAAATTATTCGCAGCGCTTAAAGTTCCAAAGGCTTTCTTAGGATATGAAGAGGATATCAATGGTAAGGCTACTTTGGCAGCCGAAGATATTCGTTTTGCTAGAACTATTGAGAGAATTCAAAGAGTAGTGGTATCAGAATTAACTCAGGTTGCAATTGCACATTTAATTGCTAATGGATTCGAAGGTAGTGATGTAGTGGATTTTTCACTAGAACTAACCAACCCATCTACTATTTATGAGCAGGAAAAAATCAACTTATGGACTGAAAAAGTGAGATTAGCAACTGATATGAAAGCGTTAAAGATGATTTCAAACGATTGGATTTATAAAAACATATTCAAATTATCAGATGATGAGATCGCGGAAAATAAAGAAGATGTTGTAATTGATACATTTGATTTGAATAGATTAACTAAAATAGAAAATGAAGGTGTTGATCCATACGAAGAACAACCACAAGAGGGGCAGCCACAAGAAGAGCAACCATCGATGGGGGGAGAAGAACAACAACCGACCGAACAACCGCCTGCAGAAGGAGAGCCAGTTGTAGCAGAAGGAGAGCCAGTTGTAAAAGATAAAGCTGAAACTTCAGCAGAGAATGGAAAAGAAGGTGGCAGACCTCCTATGACAGGTGATAAAGGAACTGATGAAAATGCGTTTGGGAGAGACCCATTAGGTAAAGACGATATAACTCGTAACTTTGGAAGAGAGACTAGAAAGGAGAGATTGGCATCCAAATTAAAAGATGTTTCTGAAAAAGAAAGATTTTTAAAAGATGCGATTAGAAAAAAGATTCAGGCCCGTTATGATAAAAAGAATGGTAAAAAGGTTCTAAATGAGGATATCGAAACACAAAATGATGATACGGGTTCTCTTTTAGATGATAAAAATATTTTGAACGATATCTAAAATTTAGGTAATCGTAAGTTATTTAATATTTATATTATGTAAATATTTACATATATAATAGACAAAACAGACGTTTGTAATGAAAGTTAAACACTCAAAGTTTAAAAATACGGCTATTTTATTTGAATTATTGGTAAAACAAATTACGCAAGAAGTATTGTCCAATTCAACTAAAAACCTATCAGAAAAGATTATTAAGGAATTTTTTAACTCTAGAAAAGAGTTAGCTAAAGAACTTAAATTATACAATTGGATTGTTAAAGAAAGATTCTCTAACAATGATGATGCTAAGTTATTCCTTCAAGAAGTAATCGAAGAAAGGAAGAAATTAGATGAATCTAAATTGGCTAAGGAAAAGTATAACCTTATTAAAACAATCAAAGAATCGTATGAATTGGATAAATTCCTTTCATCTAATTTACAAAATTACAAATTATTAGCTTCAATATACAAAGTATTTGAAAGTAAAACTCAGGGTAGAAAGGTTGAGATTAGAGATTTTATTGAATCTAATAATACCATTTTAGAGCATATTACAAATGTTAGACCTGTAAACAAACCTCAGGATAAATTATACGAGGAATTCAAAAAACAATCTGAAGATTTAAGATTACTTACATATAAATTATTAATTGAAAATTTCAATAACAAATATTCTAATTTGGATGATTCTCAAAAAGGTCTTTTAAGAGAATTCATCAATAATGTTTCAAATACTTCCACTTTTTCTAAATTTATTGGAGAAGAAACTAAGAAAGTTTTATCACATTTAGTATCGGAATCAAAAGATATTACTGATAAAGTAACAAAAATCAAAATTTCAGAAATGATTAAACTATTCAAATCTGATAAATTTATGAAAGAAAACAGTGAGAAACAAGTTTCGGTTTTAATGCTTACATATGAATTGTTAAAGGAAATTAGAAATGTCAAATCAACTAGAAGCATTAAAAAATAAAATTAAAGAAATACTTTCCGAACTTAGAGAAGAAGAGGAGGAGTTAAAAAAAGAAGTAACTACAACAGGAGATGTTGCTGGTTATGATACCCCTAGAGCTTTCTCTAAAGATGGTAAACATACATCTGATTATGTTAAGAGAATGGCTTCCCTTACTGGATACACATCTTTAACTGAAAATAGATTACATAAACTTAGATTAGACCAGACCTTATCCCCAAACCAAAAAATAGGATTGGGTATAAGAGAGACTCGTAAAAAATTAGATGAAATCGAAAAGTTTTTGGAGTGGTATGGTAGAATTAAAAGAGAAAATGCTATGAAAGGTGAAAATTTTTGGAAAAGAACTAATCACCATATTTATAGAATAAGAGAAAGGTTATCGAATATTGGTAAAAATATAACCTATCTGAAAAAGTAATTTATATGAAAATAACTAAAGAACAATTGAAAGCATTAGTTGGAGAAGTTCTTCAAGAAGAAAAGGATTATCAATCCTTTTTCCAAGCGATGCTTAAGAAGCATAATGTAAGTTCACCTGCTGATTTCCAGTCTGATGAAGAAAAGAAAGATTTTTTCAATAAAGTTGAAAAAGCATGGCAAGGTGTTTCTGAGAGATTGAAAGAAATCCGTAAAGAAGCTGTAACCGATGTTAATACTGCAACTGTTCCAACATCGGTGGCATCTAAACTTGATCAGGCTACTGATAGAATGAGAGATGCTAAGATGAATAACCAACAAAAATTACAAATTATAGCTAGAGTAATAGATGCAATTGGTTTAGATAAAATGAATTTGGCTTCTTCTCTTAATAAATTGAGAACTAAAATGGAAATGACTGAAGAAGAAATGACTCAGTATCAAAAAGTTTTCAAAGGAGTAATGGATAAGTTTGGAATTAATTCTCCAGCAGAATTAGATTCAGATGAAAAGAAAAAAGAATTTTTTAACGCAGTTGATAAAGCATATCCAAACGAATCAACTATTTCAGAAGGTAGATATGATGCTGATTTAGATAAAATTGAAGGAGCAGTAAAAAATGCATCTTCATTTATGGGAGTTGGTGCTGAATTAAAAAAAGCAGGAATTAAATATACATTTGCAACTGAAATGATTCCAATGTATATGATTCCTGTATCTGGAAATATTATTGCGGTTGTAAATAAGAAATATGCAGCTGGTGCAGAAAGAGAAGTTAAGGATATTGCAATCGGATTATTAAACTAAAGTAAAAAGAATGAAATCACTTTTAATAGAAACTAGATTATTTGAGGGGAAACTTAACGAAGACGAAAATGGAGTAGTTTTGGTTAAAGGTGTATTGCAAAGAGCGGATGCACAGAACCAAAATGGTAGAGTATATCCAAAAGAAATTTTAGAAAGAGAAGTTAAGAAATACCAACAACTTATTACTGAAAAAAGAGCTTTGGGTGAATTAGACCATCCGGAATCTTCAGTAGTTTCTCTTAAAAATGTATCTCATAATATTAGAGAGTGTAATTGGGATGGTAATGATGTAGTAGGGGTTGTTGAAATTCTACCAACACCATCTGGGAATATCCTTAAAGAATTATTAAGAGCTGGTATTCGTTTAGGAATCTCATCAAGAGGAATGGGTTCAGTAGAATCTATGGGTGGTAATAAAGTTAAAGTTGGTGAAGATTTTGAATTAATCGGTTGGGATTTCGTTTCTAATCCATCTACACAAGGTGCGTTTATGGAATCATTGAATGAATCGGTAAAGCATCAATTAAACGAATCAATCGGAACTGATGTGTGTGGAGAATGGTGTAAGACTCAACATTTAATAAGAGAAATAATTGAAGAGTTAGCTTAATATGCTTGTTAGATTAGAAATTAAAGTTGCAAAAGGTTCATCATCAGATGAGCAACAAAAAAATTTAGAAAAGGCATTAAAAGTTTTAAAGAATAAGTTTTTTAAAACAGGAATGACCAAAGAATTGAGAGAAAGAACTGAATATCTAAAACCATCAGTTAAGAAAAGATTGGAGAAAGAAAAAGCAAAAAGAAAAAATAAATTTAATTTTCTTTAGTTTTCTTTAACTTTTATATATTTATAATTAATTGATTCGAATACCTCATCACTTTTTTATATGAGGTCACCCCTATAATCAACTAATATCATTTGGGCACACTACATTAGTCCAAGCAAATTCACAAATTTAAGATGAATAGCAAATTGTTAAAAGAAGCAATTGCAGACGCTAAAGCCGTTAGAGAAACTGCATTAGCAAACGCAAAAATCGCTCTTGAAGAAGCATTCACTCCTAAACTTCAATCTATGCTTACTAGAAAATTATCAGAAGAATTAGAAGGCGAAGAAGAGAACGAAGATGAGGTTGAAATGACTCAAGAGAATGATGTATCTTCTGAAATCGGTCAAGGTGATGGCACTAAAATGCCAGCAGCAAAGGCTTTCGATTCAGCAGCTGAATCAGATGAATTAGCAGCAGCAGACGTTGATAAAATTTCTGCAGAAGTTGGTTCAGAAGATGAAAACGCTGAGAAAGTAGCTGATATTACTGAAGCTGAAGAAGAAGAGTATGATGTAACAGGTGCAACTCCTGATTCAGCAATGAATGAAGAAGAAGATGATGATTTAGATATTGAAGAAATCATCAAAGAATTGGAAGCAGAAGCAGATGCTGATGAAGCTCCGGTAGCAGAAGAGGATGAAGTTCCTGCAGAAGCACCAGCAGTTGAAGAACCAGCAGCGGAAGAAGCTCCAGTTGAAGAAGAAGAGGAAATCGATTTAGATGAAATCTTAAGAGAAATGGGATACGGAGATGAAGCTGAAGAAGAAGCTCCTGTAGCGGAAGAAGAAGATGGTGAAGACCACTCTGCTGAAATCGCTGCAAAAGAAGCTGAATTGGAAGAAGCATACAAAGTAATCGGTTCTTTAAAGAAGACTATCAACGAAGTAAATCTTCTTAACGCTAAGTTGTTGTATGTAAACAAATTGTTCAGAAATTACAACTTAACTAACGAACAAAAGACTAAGGTTGTTGAAACTTTAGACAGAACAAAGAATGTAAGAGAAGTTAAATTAGTTTTCACTACTATTGCTGAATCATTCAAAATTGGTTCAACTGCAACTAAGAAAACTGTAAACAAACTTACTGAAAGTTACGCATCAAAGCCAGTAAAATCAACTGCACCTGCAAAACAAATTATCGCTGAAGATAATTCTGCAGCTGACAGATTTAAGAAATTAGCTGGTATTATCAAATAATTGGTAATTTAATAAAAATTAAATAAAAAAACAAAATGGCAAACTTTAATGTTAAATCATTATTAGAGGCGAAAAATCCTCAAACCATTATGTTGGAGCAAACAAGAGGTTTAAGAACAAAGTGGGAAAAAACTGGTTTGTTAGAAGGCCTTAAGGATAGAGACCAACATTCAATGGCGGTGCTTTTGGAAAACCAAGCACAACAATTATTGAGCGAAGCAACTGCTACTAGCGCTCAAGCAGGTTCAGAAGAGTGGTCAGGCGTTGCTTTACCATTAGTAAGAAGAATCTTCGGTGAAATCGCAGCAAAAGAATTCGTTTCAGTTCAACCAATGAACTTACCTTCAGGTTTGATTTTCTTCATGGATTTCAAATATGGTACTGCAAAGAGTGGTAGAGCTACAACTGATTCATTGTATGGTGGTACTGGTGCTAAATTCGGTAGAACTGATGCAGCATCTGGTGGTCTTTATGGTGAAGCAAAATATGGCTATACAATGCCAGGAACTGCTTCAGCATCATCTGTAACAGCAACTTTCACTTCTGCTTCTTGGGCAGATTTCGGATTTGATGCAGCTTTCTCAGCATCATTCAACACATCTCAAGTTGCAACTAACGCATTTAAGAAAGTAACAATTGCTGCATCTGCATTAGCTAATGTAGACGTTGAAGCAGTTAAGTTAATTTCTGTAACTGATTCAAACGTTGAGGGAACTTATCCTCAATTCTATAAGCATGATTATGCTGGAAACAACTTAATTTTATTTGTTTCTGGAGCACATGATACTGCATTATCAACTGTAAAATATCAGGAGCAACCAGTTGCTTACGATAGAGGTGATTTCGAAGATAGAGATCCTATCAACAACCCAGCAGGTGGTACTAACTTGAACATTCCAGAAGTTGATTTGGAATTGAAGAGTGAATCAATCGTTGCTAAGACTAGAAAATTAAAGGCTGTGTGGACTCCAGAGTTGGCACAAGACTTGAATGCTTACCACTCAATTGATGCGGAAGCAGAATTAACTTCAATGTTATCTGAATACATCTCTTTAGAAATCGACTTAGAAATCTTAGATATGTTACAAGTAAATGCATTGACTGTTGATTACTGGTCAGCAACTGTAGGTGAAGAGTATGATTCAGTAGCAGGAACTTGGTCTGCAGGTTCTTCTTCTTTAGCATACCAAAAATCTACATGGTTCCAGACTTTAGGTGTTAAATTGAACAAAGTATCTAACAAGATTCATCAATTAACAATGAGAGGTGGAGCAAACTTCATCGTAGCATCTCCAGATGTATGTACTA